AAATTAATTGGTGTTGATTTAGTAAAAGATCCTGATTTAGCAAACGATCCTGCTGTTGCAGCAAAATTAGCAGCAGTTTACTTTAAAGAAAAACAGGCTCGTGGTGTTGACTTAGCTGATATCGGGGCTGTAGGTAAAGCAGTTGGATATGCTGGCGGCGCAAGAGAAACAGAAAAACGTGCTCAACTTGCAAGAGGTTTTGAAGGTCAACTTGGCGCAGGAGGCGGAACACAATACGCTTCTGCACAACAAGCAAGAGTTCCACAAGCACAAAGAGGCGGCGTATTCTCAGGCCCTGATTCAGGATATATTGTAGAATTACATGGCGATGAAATAGTAATTCCAACAGACAAAATTGCTAGTGTTGCTGAAAAAGAATTGTCTTCCGTTACAAAAATGTTTGGTAACATGGCTACTGATACATCAATGGAACCAACTGGATTTGATTCAATTAAAAGAATGTTTGGGGCACAATTGCCCTCAAACAACGTAAGCTCAGTTGTACCCACAGAATTCAACGAAGATTTATTTTCGGGTATTGGGTCTAAATTGGAAGAAGTTACAGAAACAAGCAAATCAGATATGTCAGGCTTATTTAAAGGCTTATCAGATGATTTAAAAACCACTTTCAATACATTGACACAAAATCAAGGACAAACACCTGGTGAAGGTGCAAGAGGCAATGAAGAATTGGTTAGTGTTATGATTGAAAAATTGGATCAAGTTATTGAACAACTGTCCAAGAGTAATACAACGCAAGATAAGTTATTGCAAACTGCTAGGGTTTAATACTAAATACATAATAGACCCAATAAATTATGACATATAAAAAGAAATTTTTAAACAGAAGTGGTGTTTCAAGCCCGATTTCAGGTGCAAATAGTAATAATGGTGCATGGAATGCCAGTCCTGATGCAGCATCAAATACCTCTTGGAATAATTTAGAATGGGGTTATAGAAACTATATGAGTAGACTTCCAGAAGTCTACACTGGACACCCAAATCGCATTGAACGATATAATCAATATGAAATGATGGATGTGGACGCCGAAATTAATGCATGTCTTGACATTATTTCAGAATTCAGTACAATGAAAAATGAACAGAATAAAACTCCGTTCATGTTCGAATTTAAAGAAGATCCTACTCCACATGAAGTAGAATTACTAAAAACACAATTACAACAATGGTGTAAACTAAATGAGTTTGATGTACGCATATTCAAAGTATTCCGTAACGTTATCAAATATGGCGACCAAGTATTTGTACGGGACCCCGAAAACTTCAAGTTATACTGGGTCGATATGGTCAAAGTTATCAAAGTTATTGTTAACGAAAGTGAAGGCAAGAAGCCCGAACAATACGTATTAAAAGACCTTAACATTAACTTACAAAATTTAAGTGTAGCACAGAAAACTAATACTGATTTTGCAGCTAATCCGGCGACTGGATTAGGTGGCACAGGTGGTGGAACTAACACACCATATACGGTGCCTGCAATGCCATATAATACAACAGGTTCAAGGTTTACACTTGGCCAAAGCGAGTCAGCCATAGATGCTAAACATATAGTTCATCTAAGTTTGACAGAAGGTCTTGACCGCTTTTGGCCTTTCGGTCAGTCCATACTAGAAAACATTTTTAAAGTTTACAAACAAAAAGAATTATTAGAAGATGCTGTTCTAATCTATCGTGTACAACGTGCTCCTGAGCGTAGAATGTTCAAGATTGACGTTGGTAACATGCCAAGTCATATGGCTATGGCATTCGTAGAACGCATTAAAAACGAGATCCATCAGCGTAGAATTCCATCACTCTACGGTGGTCAATCGATTGTCGATGCCACATACAATCCACTTTCAATGAATGAAGATTACTTCTTCCCAGTTACTGCGGATGGACGAGGATCTTCTGTAGAAGTTCTACCTGGTGGACAGAATTTAGGTGAGATTGATGACTTACGCTACTTTAACAACAGATTGGCACGTGGCTTGCGTGTTCCAAGTTCATACTTACCAACAGGACCTGACGATAACACAACACCATTAAGTGATGGTCGTGTTGGCACAGCAATGATTCAAGAATTTAGATTCAATCAATATTGTGAACGTCTACAAAATTATATCGCAATGAAGTTGGATGAAGAATTTAAGTTATTCTTGCGTTGGAGAGGTTTTAATATTGATAGTGGTTTATTTCAATTAAGGTTTAATCCTCCTCAAAACTTTGCTGCTTATCGCCAAAGTGAACTAGATACAGCACGTGTCAGTACATTTGGCACAATGGAAGCGTTTCCGTATATTAGCAAGCGTTTTGCATTGGAAAGATTCTTGGGATTGACCGAAGAAGAAATTGCCAAGAATGAAGAATTATGGCGTGAAGAAAACAATAAGACCGAAGATGTTGCACCAGAAGGAAACGATTTACGTAATATAGGTGTAAGTGTTGGTGACATAGAAAGTGACGAACAAGCAGGTGAAGAAATGGAAGCACCTGAGGCACCTGAAGGAGAAATGCCGGCTGCTCCTGAAGTTGCTGGACCAGTACAATCTGCTCCTGGAGCAGCAGCACCAACAGGCGCACCACCAGCATAAATACTATTATGAAACTACTAGAAATGTTTGAACCTCCTATTGCAGGTTATCAAGATGTAAATCAAGATAACAGCAAACCTATATGGAAACAATCTAGAAAAACAAAACTTACACTAAAACAAATACGTAAATTGCGTAAAATGATGGATGTACGCAATTATGAAAAGAAACAATATCTTAAAAAAGTGCATACTCAGTATGGAGCAAAAGCTGAATCTGAAGGTGCTCCTGCTTAATTTGAGTATATCTTAGGCAAAAACGCAAAAAAATAGCACTTATTGTGCTATTTTTTTTGATACCCACTAAATAATTATTACAAAGCCATTCTATTCAGGAGAAACTTATAATGGATAACAAAAAATTTGAACAACTCATTGACCTAATTATCAATGAGAATGAAGAACAAGCACGTGAATTATTTCACGAAATCGTGGTAGAAAAATCACGTGAAATATATGAGTCCATCATGGATGAAGAAATGATGGAAATGGGCGAGCCAGGCATGGTTGGTGAAGTAGGCGACTTGATGGATGAAATCAGCGCAGAAGAAGCCGGCGGCATGACTGAAGAGGAAGAAGATTTTGGCGATGAAGAAGAAATCGTTGATATCGATGCTGATGACATGGGCGGTGAAGAAGGCGGCGAAGTTGAAGATGCAGTAGTTCGCATTGAAGATAAGCTAGACCAACTAATGGCTGAATTTGAACAAATCATGGGCGGCGGTGATGACATGGGCGACGAAGAAGATGTTGCTGACATGGACGGTGATGATGATGCAGCAGCCGATGAAGAAGATGAACAAGACATGATGGAAGCTGATGATCTAGAAGAATCCGAAGACCTAGAAGAATCCGATGATCTAGATGAAGAAGTTATGGAAGCTATCACATTAAAGAAAGTTGCTGTAACACACGGTGACAATGGTGCAAATGCTAAGTCAATTGCACTTCATGAGCCAAAAATTAAAACAGCAGGTGTAAATCCTGTTAAGTTTAGTGGTTCTAGTGAAGCAGTTCCAACAAGTCCAAAAGGACCAAGCAATGCTTACTCTAAAGGCGAGACACAAGTTAAAGGTGCAGGATCATTCAAAAATGCTCCAGCACAGGCAAGTCAAGATTTAGAATCAGCACCAAAGCCAAAGCATGGTGACAATGGTTCTAACACAAAGAGCCCTTTAGGCGAGTCTAAAAAGACTGTTAAGAAGATAGTTAGATAAGGAATCTGAGAACAATGGCTTTGTATCTCAAAGAACACCTCACTTTCGACCGAGCAGGAATGGTCGTTGAGAGTGAAGGTGACGGCGACAAGAAGAATCTCTATATGAAAGGGATCTTCATTCAGGGTGGGGTAAAGAACGCTAATGAGCGTGTTTACCCTGTTTCTGAAATTGAAACAGCCGTACAAACATTAAATGAACAGATTCAAAACGGTTATTCAGTATTAGGTGAAGTTGATCACCCTGATGACCTAAAGATTAACTTGGATCGTGTATCACATATGATAACAAGTATGTGGATGGACGGTGCAAACGGTTTTGGTAAATTAAAAATATTACCTACTCCAATGGGCGAGTTAGTAAAAACTATGCTACAGAGTGGGGTCAAGTTAGGTGTTTCAAGTCGTGGCAGCGGTAACGTTAACGATTTGGATGGCCGTGTCAGTGACTTTGAAATTGTCACTGTGGATATTGTCGCTCAACCTAGTGCTCCTAATGCTTATCCAAAAGCAATTTATGAAGGTGTCATGAATATGAAACATGGTCATAAATTAATGGATATTGCTAAAGAAGCAAGAGGCGACAAAAAAGTACAGAGATACCTCGCTGAGGAAGTAAAACGCCTCATCAGTGATCTCAAAATTAAATAAGGGGAATAAGCATGTTTGATGCTATCAAACCATTACTAGAGAGTGGGCTTATTAACGAAGAAGTAGGCAAAGAATTAAATGAAGCCTGGGAATCTAAGTTAACTGAAGCTCGTGAACTAGTTCGTGCAGAGTTACGTGAAGAATTTGCACAGCGTTATGAACACGATAGAATGGTGATGGTTGAAGCCCTTGATAAGATGGTTACAGATGGTCTTAAGAATGAAATTGAAGAATTTCAAACAGAAAGACAGTCAATGAACGAAGACCGTGTAAAAGCACAACAAAAATTGCGTGAAAATGCTACAAAATTTAATGATTTTATGGTAACAAAATTAGCAGAAGAAATCAAAGAATTACGCACCGATCGCAAAGCAATGAAAGAAAGCCAAGATAAATTGGAACAATTCATTGTTCATGCTCTTGCCCGCGAAATTAAAGAATTCGCACAAGACAAACAAGCAGTTGTTGAAGCTAAGGTCAAGTTAGTTGCTGAAGGTCGCAAACAATTAGAAGCATTGAAACAAAAATTCGTTGCTGAAAGTTCAAAGCGTATCAATCAAGCTGTAACAGGTCAGTTGAAGGGTGAATTAAATCAGTTAAAAGAAGATATCAAGGTTGCAAAAGAAAACAACTTTGGTCGTCGTTTATTTGAAGCATTTGCCGGCGAGTTTAGTGTAACTCATTTAAGTGAGAAAGCAGAAACACGCAAGTTAATGGCACAAATGCAACAAAAAGATGAACAGTTAGCTGAAGCCATCGCTACAATTGAACAAGCTAAAAAGCTTGTTGAAAGCAAAGAAAAAGAAGTTCGTATCATTAAAGAAAGCAATCTCCGCGAAAAAACAATGGCTGAATTATTAGGCCCATTGAGCGAAGAAAAAGCTACTGTAATGAAGAACTTACTGGAAAGTGTGCAGACAACTAAGTTGAAAGCTACTTTCGATAAGTATCTACCAGCCGTACTTAACACAGGTAAGGAAGTCAAAACTGCTCAAAAGCAAATGATTTCTGAATCTAAAGTAATTAGTGAAGTCACTGGTGATAAATCTGCCAAGAAACAAACGGAAACTGAAGAAGGTCATGATAATTTGATCGACTTTAAGCGTTTGGCAGGGCTATAAAAATAGACATAAATTAGGAGATAAATTAATCATGTCAAAAGTTCTTTTAGAAAGCCGTTGGGACGAGACCAAAGAGGCCCTGTTAGAAGGCTTGAAGGGCACTCGCCGCTCAACAATGGGTGTTATTTTAGAAAACACCAAGAAGCAGTTACTTGCTGAATCTTCAGCTGGTACAACTACTGCAGGTAACATCGCAACATTAAATCGTGTTATTCTTCCAGTGATCCGTCGTGTTATGCCAACAGTTATCGCTAACGAGTTGGTAGGTGTTCAGCCAATGACAGGTCCAGTTGGACAGATTCATACATTGCGTGTTCGTTATGCTCAGTCATTAACAGATACATCAGCAGCAGCAACTAGTGTAACAGCTGGTCAAGAAGCTTTAAGCCCATTCTTAATTGCACAGGCTTATTCTCGCACACCACAGGCTACTGACACAAGCAGCAGCTATACAGCTAATAACACCGCAGCATTAGAAGGTAACGGTGGTAAACAAATCAGCGTACAAATCTTACGTCAGGCTGTTGAAGCTAAGTCACGTAAGTTGCAAGCACGTTGGACATTTGAAGCAGCGCAAGATGCACAAAGTCAGCATGGTATTGATGTAGAAGCAGAAATTATGGCTGCTCTTGCACAAGAAATTACTGCTGAAATTGACCAAGAAATCTTGTTAAGCTTACGTACATTAGCTAGCACAGAATTTACATACAACCAAGCAACAGTAAGTGGTACTGCTACTTACGTTGGTGATGAACATGCTGCTTTAGCAGTATTAATCAATCGTGTTGCTAACTTAATTGCACAGCGTACCCGTCGTGGTGCAGGTAATTGGGCAGTTGTATCAAGTGCTGCATTGACAGTATTACAAAGTGCAACAACATCAGCATTTGCACGTACCACAGAAGGTACATTCGAAGCACCAACTAACACTAAGTTCGTTGGTACATTGAACGGTGCAATGCGTGTATTCGTAGACAGCTATGCTAGCGATAGCATTCCTGTTCTAGTTGGATACAAAGGTTCAAGTGAAACAGACGCAGCAGCATTCTATTGCCCATACATTCCATTGATGAGCAGTGGTGTTGTTCTAGATCCAGCAACATTCGAACCAGTAGTCAGCTTTATGACTCGTTATGGATATATCGAGTTAACAAATACAGCATCAAGCTTCGGTAATGCTGCTGAC